AAGGTAGAGCTCAAAGAAAAGAAAGACCGTGTTGAAGACGCTATTCACGCTACTAAAGCTGCTTTAAAAGAAGGTATTGTTCCAGGAGGCGGTATAGCGCTACTTAACGCATCTCAAAAAATCAAACCCTCTAACGAGGGTGAAAAGGTTCTTCTTTCTGCCATAAAATCTCCTTATAAAACTATATTAGATAATGCTGGTATTAAGTTTGATACAGAGCTAGAAGAAGCTTGTGGGCTAGACGTAGTTACTGGTGAACCAGTTAACATGGTTGATGCTGGTATTATTGACCCTGTACTTGTTACCAAGTCGGCGTTGAAAAACGCGGTGAGTGTAGTGTCTACTATTATATCTGCAGATTGTGTAATTTCAAACATTCGAGTAAATGAAAGCAGTTAATCACTATGTAGTTGTAGATAAGATAAAAGAAAATAAAAAATCTACAGGTCTTATTATAACAGAAGAAAACAACGATGATGTTAGATATTCAAAAGGAGAAGTTATATCTTTTGGAAACTTAGTAGAGTTCGTTAAAGAAGGTGATATTGTGTGGTACGATAGACACGCTGGTCATGGAATAGAATTTGAAGAAAAGTTTTATTTTGTAATAAAGGCAAGTGATATTGTATTAGTAGATTAAACATAAACCATAAACAATAATCCTCATACATAAAATCTAAAACAAATTATTTATTAATCATTAACAATTTTTAAAATGAAAACAAAAATGTTAGTATTCCACGCTGGAGCTGTAGATTCAAACTCTGTAGCAAACGCAGATGATGGAGTAAACTTAGACTTAGCGGCTTTTGACGCTAACAACATTACAGCTTTAGCAGCTGAAAACAACGGTAGTGGACTAGTTTATATTTACTTTGCAAACTCTAACAAGTTTGAAGGTGGACCAGTAGGATCAGCTACAGAATTACTTGAGCAAGCTTTCGTAAGATTAACTTGTACTTCTGGTAAAGAAGCAGATGTAGTAAAAGATTTTCTTGCATTAGTTTCTGGAAATCAAGTACACACTTCTCCTGTTCCTGTATTTGATGCTGTAAATGGATCTTATCCAATTCCAAACATTACTGCAGTACAGATTAGACGTCACGTTACTACTGCAACAGTAGGTTCTGATTCATAATGAATGAGATTAACTAGTCACGATTTACGTGAATTACAAATCCTTAAGTATTACAGGCTCGTTAGAAAATGGGCCTGTAAGACTTACGGGTTAAAAGACGCAGACTTAGAGTTACTAATTTATCTAGACTGTAAAAAGCGTTTTACAAGAAATGAATTTATAGACGGTACATACACGTATTCTTGGGATAAAGAAAGGTGGGAACGTCTTAGAAAAGAAGGCTGGATAGAAGTTTGGAGACATAGAAATCGCACGACGATAAAATATAGCGTATATAAAACTTCATTTAAGTGCAGCCAACTAATAAGCAGGATATATAGAATACTGCTAGCAGAAGAAGATCTGCCTACTTCATCAAGAAGTAAATTCTATAATAATAAATCATATACTGATAAAGTTTACA